ATCCAGAACGGGTAAAGCATGGGCTTTGAAATACTAATGTTGGTTTATTCATATATTATAACTTATTTTATTTTAAAAACTTCAAATCTTTCTCTTGGTTTCCAATTTTCAAAAACCGATTCGATTCCATTAACTAATGTTTGACACATATTCGTATGAGTCAATCCCATCTCACCGATAAACGCCTCTCTACCCTTCAATGCGTTTGTTTTACGAACTTCTTTTGGTGTGTTGTACGCTTTCTCAATCGCTTCAGCAACATCCTCTATATCAACTCTATCATCCCAAATATAAGGTGTAGGAACTGAACCTGCTAAAGCTTGTGCTCTGCTCCATACTGGAATTGACCAAGGACCAGGTTTTGCTTTGGTTTCCCATATTCTCCACTCATGCAAAGAACCAATCTTAATGTAATCGTCCGCAGTTAGTAATTTACCATCAACTTTAAATCCACATTGGTCTTGCAATCCACCAGTTACGTTTACAATGATTGGAGTACCAGCCATAATAGATTCTGCAGTCGCTAATCCAAATCCTTCATTGTTAGCTATATTGATTGTTGCATCTACCATATTGTAGATAAGATTCAATTCTTCCTGAGGTCTTCTCTTTTCTGAAAATATAATATTACACTCAGGTGCCATTACATCTATTACTGCAGGTAAATCAGTTCCATTCTCATCCACAGGTTGCGTATGCATTACTAAACAAACTTTATCCGCTTTTTCTTTACCAATTCTATCACAAAACTTTTTAAATGCTACGATAACATCTGCGGGTTGTTTTCTTCTGATATTACGATTACTCCAATATAGAACAAAATCATATTCCTTGCCACCTAAAATCTCTTTACGAAATTCTGCAGGCACATCCGCTGGTTTATAAATATTTGTATTAATACCATGTGGTACATAACTCACTTGCCAATCTTTTTTAGGCTTCCATGTTGGTTTAGTATCTAATGCCGATAATCTTTTAATGATACCATATGTTTGACGAGATATACAGCCAATCCAATCACAACTCTCATAGTAGTTACGATTGTATAACGGGTCTGGTAAATCATCCCAAATTGCATAGAATAAAAGAGGAACGTTTTGTCTGATTTCATGTTCGATATCATACAACCATGTCCAATAACGAGGGTCAGTAAAGTGTAGGATAGCATCAGGCTTTTCTGAATTGATAAGTTGTCTAATCAAATCAGCATTACCATACCCATTCCAAGGAAGTATTTTAACATTAGCATCAGCGACACCATATGTATTTTTTATATCTTCACTTACATCCAAAACCTTACCAGCTTCAGGATGATTAATAGCCGCTCCCACCTGAAACCAATCGTATTTATGTACTGTACCAAGTACTAATTCTTTTGACATAGTAGCGATACCACTTGCCATTCTTAAATCATCCGAAAGTAAAAGGATTTTCTTTTTTGCCATAACTTATTTTGTTTCTTAAAATTGTGAACCTGAAATTTGTAATTGTAGGTATTCATTCATTTCCTTTCTAAACTCATCGTCTTTTACATATCTCTCTACTGTTCTATTTACCAGCTTTTGAAGTGTAACATCCGAATCGAAAGAAACCTTTTTAAATGATGAATATACATCTTTCAGTATTTTCACAGTTGTTAGTTTTGTGTTGTCTTGATTCATTATAAATATATTTGTATATATAAATATAATAAAATAAAAAAAACATAATTTTTTATTTTGTAGCCTGTTTATCACATATTCCCCTATTTCCGAACTCACAAAACTTGCAATTCTTTTTAGCGGGACCAGGTACTTTAGGAAATGGGATATCCCTAAACTTACCCTCATCATCAAATACGGTATTAATAAATGCCATAAATTCATCATATACTTTGGTTACCGATGGTGCTCCATTTGATGGAATGTGTTTTGAAATATACGGTATCGGAAATGCGGAATCTTCGGGTAATTTCCTACGAAGAATTTGATATTCTACTCTAATTTTGTTTAAAGAAATATTAAATAATTCTGAATAGTACTTTTTATAAAGAAGAATTTGAGAGTTCTTCATCTTATCCGCTTTTTGGTATTGATTCCATCCCATTGTAGATGTCTTAAGGTCAATAATAATAATTTCATTAGATGCCAAATCTCTCAATACGATATCTATGAATCCAATAAAATGCACACCCTCTTTAATGGTTGCGTTTAATGGAATCTCAATACCTACTAATTCAAATCCACTCTTTGAGTAAAATTTACTAGAATATTTTTTAAACCACGTAAGTATCCTTCTACCATCTCCATAAAATTCTTCTAATTGTTCTTGGGTACAAGGAGTTCCTTCACTCATTTTTTCAACTTCTCCCTTATACGATTTTCTCATATTTTCCAATAAGAGACCATCCATACTAATTTCATCAGCCTGCTTTTTGGAAACACCATACATTACCGATAAGTAGTGTTGAATAGTTTCATGCATAGCACTACCAAAGATTGTATGGATGTTAGATGAACTTTCACCTAACTTATCTATGTAGTTTAACTTATATTGATGAGGGCAGTTACTCCACATTGAGTACTGCGAAAATGATACTTTTGCCATTATGTTTATTTATGTAAAGATACGAAAAAATGGTGATATTACCAAATTAAACTTTGAGTTTTAACTTAGTAATTAACTTAGGGTCAGTACCATACGCCTCTGCGATTCGTTTAATTTCTTCTCGACCTATTGCACTTTCGTATAATATATCAAGATATTCGGAGGCCTCATTGGTTGAAATTCCAAACCATTTGGCTACTAAATCAATAATCCATTGGTCATAATCTTTAACGGATTTACCTTTCATGTATTTAAGATATGTTTTACCTTTTGGTAAAATTCCAATCAATGCTTTATAAACTGCACGAGGTGGGGCTTCTTGTATGTATGGTTGTATTTCCGCTATCGTTTCAATCCAATCCGGATTCATAGACATATAACGAATGATTAACCAATTACTCCAAGTCTTTTTATCCGCATCATCTAACTTATCCCAATACTTTGGGTCCTGGTCTTTTGTTATTGCGTTAATATGGTCAAATAATCCTTTTGCCATTAGTCTTCTACTTTTAAACCCGGAGGTAATAATTCATTAAGTACTTCACCACAATCCCCACAAAGGAATAGTTCAACCGGCAGTACTTCATCTTTTGGTTTACCAGTTAATAACTTTGAAATCTTACGGAATCCAAACCCTTGTACGAAAATCTCACCACCACATTTCTTACATCCGATTGCTTCTGTTTTTTCTAATGGAATTGGTTTTTCTTCTTGTCCTCCGATTGGTTGTCCACCTGCTCCTAAAATGTTAGCCATGTTAAATAATATTTAAAATTTGAATTAATGTAGCTGCTGCGATAATTTCTTTATCAATTGCTACTGCTGATTTACTTACACCATCTCCTAATACAAGAATAACATTGGAAGTATTTTCTCCCGCATATTCATCTACTTTATCGTATAACAATGTAAATAATTCCGTAAAATCAGTTGTTTTTGCATCCAAAATTGTCTGTCTTACTTTCATGTATTTATTTCTCTTATCATCCTTTGATTTAAGTATTTCCAAAACTTTCATCTTATAATCATTATCTAAAAGATTTTGAATATCTACATGCAATTTTCCTTTAAGAGAATTTAATTGACAAGTGTTGATTGATTTACGGATATCTGGATAACAAGAATCTATAATTGGAACTAAATCTTTAATATCAAATTCAACTCCTTCCGCTTTCAAAATTTTACTCATCTGCATTGCAACATCTTTCTTAGTTGGTGGGATAATTTGAAAAGTTTGACAACGGCTTTGAATTGGTTCAATGATTTTCTCAATGTAATTACACGTTAAAATGAAGCGACAATGTGCTGAAAATGTTTCCATCAAGTTTCTTAAGATAGCTTGTGCGTTTGGTGTCATATAATCAAACTCATCCAATATAATAATTTTATATTTTTTAAATCCCATTGATGATGCGAAGTTCTTTACTTTATTTCTTACAGTCTCAACGTTGTTCTCATCAGATGCGTTGATAATCATATAATCACATTCAATTGATTTTACAATTAATTTTGCCAATGTTGTTTTACCAGTACCGGCTTTTCCAAATAATAATAAGTGTGGTACGTCTTCGGTTTCCAAATAACCCGCTACTTTACCTTTTAAATGCTCATTACCTACATAATCATCTAATTTAGATGGTCTATATTTTTCTACCCATAAAGAATGGGTTATTTCTTCTTGTTTATATTCAAACATATTTTATTTTTTTATTTTCCAGTTGAACCAAATCCACCTTCACCTCTTAACGTTTCCGATAATTCATCTACTTCAATTAAATCTACAGTAGGATGTGGGATAATCATAATTTGACAAACTCTATCACCTACTTTATACCAATCATTAATATTAGTATGAGATGCACTATTCACTTTCATTTCATCGTACATAGCCTCACCACCAAATAATTTATTGAATGTAGCTTGCAATTCTCCTCTATATCCACTATCAACTACACCAACCGAATTACTTAATTGTAAACCTGTCTTTCTAATCGATGAACGAGGAAATATCAATCCCACAAATCCTTCAGGTATTTCTAATGCTATACCCAACCCATATGTTATTTGCTCCGGTGTATCTGATATAATTGATGTTGCCACCAAGTCCATTCCAGCATCGCCTTCTTTAGCGTATGTTGGTATCGTTGCTAATGGATTAAGCTTCTTTATTCTCACTTTCATTTTCTAAATTTTGTTTTGTTAATTCCAATTGTTTATTTCTAAGTTGTTTACCTTCATCTGTCAATTCTCTAGCGAATAATTTAAATGATTTGCCGCTTTTGTGAGTAAATGTAATATACGATTCCTTTGTATTTGCAATAGTGAATATTACTTTAGGTTCTTCGTCATTACTATCATTTTCACCAGTCCAAGCAAATATCTGAGGTTCATCTTCATCGAATTGAAAACACCACTCACAATTTTCTAATTTTTCAGGTTCGCGTAATTTAATTTCACCCAATTGTTCCAATGGTTGTATTTCAACCACTTCTTGTTTTTTTACTTTTTTATTTTTTGCCATAATTTTATTGTTTGTTTGTTTATTTATACAAATATACGAAAAAAAGTTTAGAATTCAAAAAACTTTTTTGCATTTTGAGAATCCGCCGATGCCATTTCCCACTTCAATGCACCATAGAAATCATTTAATTTATTTTCTAATTCCGCTTTATAAATTCCATCTCTATCAACATATTGATTTATAAAATCTAAAATTTCTTTTGGGTCATTATAATCTCTAAATGCAGCGGTTTCGATTCCTAATGGATTGCTTTTGAGATATACCCACTTAACTTTCTCACCATCTCTAATTGGTTCGTGTTTAAACGGACACTCAAAGAATTTAAGTAATCGATTATAAGTGATTCCGGCCTTAACGTGCGCAGGTGTTCCTTTTTCAAAGTTAGCAATTGCCAACCCACTATCCTTTCTCCATTTACCTTTATCATATTTACTTAATTCTTTAATAGCTCCGCCTTTAGCGATTTTATTAATATGTAGGGTTGGTAAATTCTTTTTAAATTCTAAAAGTGATTCATTTATCTCTTGATTCGTTTTACCCATTAGGATATCTTTTAACATCTGAGCCATAAAATCCTGAAACGCTTTGGGGAATGAGCTTCTAACTACGTCTAATCCTTTAACATCCAACTTATCACATGGTATTCCATTTTTCAAAATCATCCATTGTGCATATCGTTTCTTTGCTACCCAAAATCCAGCTTTACTAATATATTCTTTTTTAATCTCAAATCTATGTTTGTCTTTTGGAATACAAAAAAATCTTTCGGCTAATAGGTCATAAAACGAATTTAAAAATGCCTGCGTTTCATCTGCAATAATATTTACTTCTTGCGCCATTCTATTTTGCTCAAACGTTTTATATTCCGGATATCTATGTTTCACCAATGGTTCGGCCATCATATAAATTGAGTCAGTATCAATATAAACATTATAATCTTCCTTTGTACCCAATTCTTTCTGATATTTGAGATTAGCCATCTCAGCGGTTTTCTTAATTACAGTTTGTCCAGTAATTGTAACTGCCTCTGCGTTATCTATATCATAGAAACGGAATGCAACTAATCCCAATACACCATACATCGAATTTAAAAGAATCTTTTGTACTAATTGACGTTTGCCATAGAACTCATATTTTTCAGTATCACCCGCCTCTCCATACTTTTTTTCCAATTTTCTGAACTCAACTCTTTGTTTGAACCAATTATCCAAGATATCAGCAATCAAACCCGGTTTCTTTTGAGTGTATAATACTCCATTTGCAGCAACTCCCAATTGATTATCGGCAATAACTTCTTCTAATTCTTTTCGGTTATATGAAAATTCTTTTGTTTTCCCTACTATCGTATATTGCCTATCTTCTCCTCTAACCCAAGATTCAGGATTCCAATCGGCAATCTTACCAACCTTTGTTTCAGGACTAATGTTTAAGGTCATAATGATTGATGGGTATAGGGATGTTAAATCCAAATCATATATCCAATCATACTTTCCAACGATGGGTTCTTTTACATATGCCCCAATGAATTTTTCTTCACCAGCTTCAGTTTGTTCTGCAAGTATATCTTTGTGATTCTTTGGTTTATTTGGTGCTACTAATCCTTTCTTTTTAAGATAAGCCAAGCATGCTCCTTCTAAATACTTTGATGAAAAGATATAATCTTCATATGGAGTAAATCCGGAATGAC